CCCCAGTCATACCCATATACTTGGGTTCAACTGCAGGGTTAAGACTTCTAAATCTTAAATCAACTACACCAGTTTTGGTAATGTAAGGGATAGATAACCTACCCTTGAATGCTTCGTGCCCTGTCTCAGGCTCCGCGACTACGCCTAATGACGCCAGACGTGCTACCTCCAGAGGAATACCTCTGCTTCTTAGGTAATCTTCCGCCTGATAAATGTTTTCCGCGTACCCTGCTGCTGCTTTCCCCAGTAATTCCTTCTGCAAAATGCTTTGCTTCACTGAAACTCATCCCCTCTTGTCTGACAATAATTTGAATGCTGTTTCCTTGGACACCACAGGCGAAACAAATGAAGATGTTCTTATCAAGGTTTGCACTTCCTGACTGGTGTGTGTCTGAATGAAACGGACACTTGAGATTAACTTGCCCGTGTGTTTGTCTAAGATTCGCACCGTAGTGTCTGAGTATGTCCGCGATTGGCGGAAGGTCGCTGTCAATTCTTATCACCGTATCCTGCATCTCTTAATAGTTTCACCGCATCCTCCAGTCTCAGTAAGCATACCCAATCGGACACACTCTTTTCTCCTTGACCATTCAAGCGTAGCACTACTATGCCTAGGTCTTTATCGTTTGCTCTATCCTTGAGTTGCTGTATAGCAGCACTAGGATTAAATCCTGTTCTTGCCTTTACTTCCCAATCAATACCCACAGTCCCAGTAACATCAGTACCACTGCGACCAGCCCCAGTACTCTCAGCAAAAGGGAAGCCATTGTCAACCAGATAATTAGCCAGTACTTTTTGACTACGATATCCCCGATGCTTGCGTGATTGCGAAGCCACTTACGAAGCACTCTTATCCTTATTCAGAATACGAACAGCCCACGCTAAGCCAGCGTTGAGTCCATCAGTCCACTCATCTGTGACTGGAACCTTGGCTGCTTCAATCTTTTCAATCAATGCTGCCGTCTCTCGCTTAACTTCAAGCAAGATATAAGCACGCATCTCTTGTGTCATATCGTCTTCTTCTTCTCGTATCATTACTCTCCTATGAGTTCTCTGGTATGTCGTCCATAAACATATACTCAGGATTAAATGCTAGCCACGCTAGCAAATCCCCGTTTGCATCTGCTCTTCCATATCTATTCTTTACAGGTGCAATAGCCATAGAAGTACCAACAACTCCAAGAGTACAGATAAGAGCAGGAAGTTGCGCGACCTTACCTTGAAGAGCCGACCTAGGCTGGCAAGGATTTCCAGGTACAGCCTCAGAAGTATGATGCAAAATAATAATAGCAGCGTTAGTATCACGAGCAAGGAATTTCAACTCCTTCATAATCGCACGCATAGATGCGAACTCTTCACCACCATCGGTGGCAATGTCCATTAAGTTATCAACAAAGATTGCAGTAGGTGGACAACCCCACAACTCTTCGAAGGCTTGAACTTCCTCGTCTATATCTTGCAGAGTAGGAGATGATTCAAATGACCAGACAATGTGTGCACCTCGTGAGAGGGTTGCCTTAGTCCAGCCGTAGTCATTGTTCATTAATGTTTCAACATCAGTCTGATTCTTACCGCTAATCATTGATGCAAGGCGCATAGCCATAGTGTGAGCGTTGGTATCTGCTGAGATATACAAGCAAGGTACCTTCATCTTGAGGGCTAAAGCCAGTGCCAGAGTGGACTTTCCCACACCTGGAGTGCCTGCCAACATAGAGACTTCTGCTCTGCGTAAAATTATTTTATTGTTATCAAATGCACGGAACACAGAGGGCAATGGTTCTCCACCAATGTCTGCTCTGCCTACTGAACGGACAAGAGTTCTCATCCTTTAGTCTTCTCAATGTCTTCTAAAGCAGCGTTGTATCCTTCTTTGTAACCATCAACGTATGCTTCTTGTAATAAATACTTAATTGTTTTTTCCATTTGTATCTCCCGTCTTAAGTTGGCAGAGGGGTAAATATCTTCCCCTAATAAATACCCCTCTACCAATTCTAGTTTATGTCAATGTCTAACCATTGACTGGTGAGCATTGCCCTTGGTCTTGTGGTTGCTGACAAACCCACATCCGATACGGCTTGCCGTTCTTCTTCGAGATTCCCGATAGGAACTTTCGCTCCCCGTGAAGACACGTTGGCGTGGTACCTGATGCTTCCGCTGTCGGGGCGGTTACGAAGGTAGGAGTTGCTGGCTGCGCGGGAGTTGAAGTAGGCGTTCCCAAAGGGGCTGCCACACCTGCACCATTAAGCATTCTTCCTGTTGCTGCAATCTGTGTTGAGTAATCAGAGATTCCCTCTAGCAATACGCTAAGTTCATCTGCAGTATTAGCGCGGACATTTACCATATCCCCACCGTTGGTCTTGTATGAGACCTGTAACTTCCAATCTTCTGCCATTACTTGTCCTCCTTCTTTAGGCTAGGAAAACCTAGTGCTTCCCTTGCTTCATCTTGTGTAATGATTTTCATCTCTAGCGCAACCAACACATCTTGTGCTGTTAGTGTATTTACTTTGAGCATTTATTTGTCCTTCGTGAATTGGCAATGTTCTGTGAGTCCACAGAAATTGCACGATTGTAGGTTCGGTAGAAATATACCAGCCTTGCGTGCTTTGTCAAAGCCATCAACAAAGTATTCAAGCGTGTCCTGTGTATACCTACTTAGGTCAATCATCTCTCCTGTCCCCGACTCACGAGACATCCAGTAGTTTCCTAGATTGACTTCAACACCCAGCATCATCTCGACTCCTATTTTGTAGAAGCCCAACTGAAGGTCAGACTGAGGACGTGCACGAGAAGTCTTTAAGTCAACGATAACTAACTTGCCGTCAACCTCAAAGATTCTATCGATGAACATCTTCACTGGTACTCCAGCGATGACTGGGTTTAACTCTAACTCGATAGCCTTGGCACCCTGAGGTGTTGTCCAGAGTTTCCAGTTAGGGTTGTTCTTGCGCCATAGGATGTAGTTGTCAGTCCATATGGAACCTTGTTCGTACCACCAAGCAGCATCTTCCTTGTTAGGGTTGAGTTTAGTTGCTCGTCCTGCTACTCGTGCAGTGGTGAAGTCAAGACCTTCGGTCTCCTTACGCCACGCTTGTTCCCATAAAGGGTTAGTTGTCATAGTCATACAACTCTGCCGCTAAGTGAAATGCTCGTCCGCCTGCTGACCAGATGGATGGTTCCTCTGGTACCTGAAGTAATCTACCTAGGTAGTACTGATATCCACAGGTCAGGTAAGTGGTAAATGCTGAGTAGGATATATGTGCTGGCAGTTCATAACTGTCCAATTTAATCATCGACTTCTCCTGTCTGAAAGTTGTTACATAGTCCTCCCTTAGAGGACAGGAGGGTACTCGATAAGGGAGAACTATGTAAATCTATTTAGTTATTATTATATAATTATATATATAATATCGGCGCTTCGCGCCTTATATTAATTAATATTAATAATTAATAATCTGAGTATACACACAACCGACTTGACTGTAAGTTAGCGACACGCCGATGACCCTACAGAAATGACAAAAAGACCCCCAAGCCATAGGTAATCCTATGACCTGAGGGTCTAAGTGTCTTAAAACCGCCTTGGAAGGCGTGTGAATGGTATTACTTTGAACCGCGACCAAACTCTGTAGCAGATGGGTCTAGCCACTTGAGTAGTGGACCAGCGAATCCTGCTGCCGCAGCCATCGCTAGTGTCTTAAGGTCCGTCTCACCTGCAAGGTAAAGCGCAACCGCAGCAGATGCTGCAGCGCGGAACCAAGAAAGTGATAGTTGCTTGAATTGTTCCATTGTATCCTCCTAGGGGATTAGGCTTTTGCACCGTGCACTTTGCAACAGGTACAAACTTCGGTCTTGTATGCCTTCTTCGCAGGCACTGGTACTACCTTTGACACAACCTGGTTAATAATCTTTGGCTGGTTAAGCCACCAGAACCAAGGGCTTGTGTCGGCAGAGTGCTCTTCTTTGATAGAAATATGCAGATGCTTATTGTGCTGGTTGCTACCTGTGTACTTACGGTTGCCTTCTTTAGCACGAGCCTTTGACCAAATCTTTCCCTTGAAAATCAGGTACTCAACTCGTGCATCTTCCTTCAACTTCTCGAAGATGTCGAGGCAATCAATGCCGTGCTTAGGGTCGTGAGTCAAATCAACTGCTAGACCTGTGTTGTGGTCAGAGTTGGGACTGGCTTTCATATGCGCTTGGGAAGGAAGGAGTCCATCGCTGGCTTTCATACGCAAGGGTGCTATCGCTGTGGCTTGACGCAGGACAGCAGTGGCGGCAGGCGTGGCTTTCGTAACAAGTTTCTTCATTATTCTCCATCTTTCTTTTCCTTTGGCTTTGACTTTAATCCGTTTCCTGCAAGTACGCCAGCAAGAGAACCAGTAAGAAACACGCACAAGGTACTAACAAGGTCAATAAATGCAGCATCGTTGGGTGCCTGTTCTCCTAATGGTTGTGTAATAAATAGCAACGCATAGAGCAATCCAAATACGGAACCAGCAAACACAATGGCTAGTATGATTCCGATAGTTACAATCAGTCTTGCGTGTAAATCTTCGGGTGTGAATTTATTTCTTTGGTTCATCTAATACTCCAGGCAAAATGTCTTTGGTACAAGTACCAGTGGGGATACATTGAGGTGGGTTACACTCTGGCTTTTGCCAGTTTTCGTACTCTTGGCAAGGATAACGAACCCAGCCCTGATACCCGCAGCCGCTAAGAGTTATTGCGAGTAAGAAGAATGCGATAAATCTCTTCAACTTGTCGCTCCAATCGCTCAACTGAATCCTTCATACTCGAACCACCATTGGGCTTAAGTTCATATAGGAAATGTTTTACTAGCCATCTAATCGATGCAGCAAATGCTGAAACGATTGTTAAGATAGATATGATTAAAGCAGCCCAGTCTGTGGCGGTCATTTGCGCTCCTAAGAGTTATACGGTACGGATAGTGATTTGTAGTACGCCACCAAAGCCATCAAAGCGCTTATCAGGTGGGGTCAAGCGGGTGAACGTAACTTGTTCGATAACAGCCTGACGAGATTCGCCAGTTGTTAAGTCTTGCCAGGTGACAACATCTCCGTTGCCTTCGATGTCTTCAAGTAAACGAATCTTGTCAAAGGCTCTGCCTTCGTATCCAAGCAGTACGTTGTATCGGTCAGTCTCAATATCATAGCAATAGACAGGGAACTGCATCACACGCTGACGTGGAGTAGCAATCGTTGACTTTGCTTGGTAACCCTTGAACTGTGGACCCTTGCTTGGGTCTGTTCCATCTCTGTACATAATAAACTTATAAGCCAAGTACTCTTGTGCTGCAGATGGAGATGAAGTTGTTACTTCTGGCGCACCTACTGCTGCGTCATAAGAGATAACGTCATACTCTACGCCATTCTCATCAACAGTATCTAGTGTCATAGAACCGTAGGTAAAGTTACCTCGACCTAGTAGTCGCTTAAAGTTCTTCTTCTCAAGTGTGTTGTATCGAATATTGCCAGTCTTTAAGTAACCCGTAGGAGTTAGTTCAGTCAAATCCTCAGTGTAAATACTTCCAGTTGTTGCAACAATCGCAGCAGCAGATGTCACTGCTGTAGATGTTACGTTAGTTGCAGCCTTTGTGTATGTAAATGTAGTGGTAGTTGGCACTGTTGTTACTGTGTACTCACCATTGAATGTAGCATCGACACCTTCGACCCAAATGGAATCGCTTACCGCTAGGTTATGTGCTGCACTTGTAGTCAGTGTTGCTACATTGCTAGTCAATGCCTTATTAACAATGGTACCCGCAGAAGTAGCAGATGTAGTAAATGCTAGTTGCTCAGTACCATTGACGAATGCACAGCCAGTAGTAATATGGTTTGTTACACCTGGGTAGTAAATATCATTTGCGTAAGCAAAGCGTAATGGTTCTATCTGTGTTCCTAGGTCAATACGGATAACCCCAGGCTCACCATTAACAGAGGTCGCGCACCACACAAAGCGGTCACGTGCTGCAAAGTCGTAGCAAGGCTGGCTTGTTTGAACAATGAGTGGACCGTAGTTGATTGAACCATCGACGTCTGAGACAGTTGCTGCTCGGATACCCTTGTTAGTTCCAATCATCATAAAGCCTAGGTAGTAATAAATCTTGTGACAGATTTCCCCCACTGGAAGTTCTGCTGCAACAACTGCTGATGTAAGAGTTGGCATTACTCCAGCAGTAGAGAGAGTAAACTTGACGATTGTTGACTGGATGCCGTTGTATCCTGCAACATAGATTGCAGAACCTGATGCTGCCACAGATGTGAAAACGTGTGCAGTTGATGGGTGTGTATAAACAGCAGTTGGCATAGCGGATGCAGATGATGAGAACTCGTACACCTTATTGTCGGCACACATTACGATACGTTCTTTGACGTACTCCATTGTTGCGTTAGCAACTGTTCCAATTTCATCAAACATTTTTGTAACGTCTGCAGTAGAGGCAGAGGTACCAGTCAGAGGTTTCTTATAAACAGTTTTCTTGGTTGCTGTGTTAGTAATCCAGAATGCTGTTGTGCCATCATCACAGATTCCATACACAGCACTATCTGTTCCAGCGTTGTAATCAATAAAGTGAATAGGTGACGAACCTGGAACAATCTTGTCTACATCATATTCATCCCAGAGCAATACACCTTCGGTGTTGTTAAACTTAATAGAACGAACAGACTGGAATGGTCGACCATCGGGACGCACACGACCAGTTGTGATGTGGTTTACATCTACATTGTTAAGTAGAGTTACTTCACCCTGCTTGAATACATCTACGCCTTTACTATCTGCAAAGCGATAGTGACCAAACTCGTCTGCAGTTTGTGGGTCGAAGTAGACAATGCCTGTACCACCGTGGAAAGAAGACTGTGAACGAATCCACCAGCCAGTTAGAGATTGCTCTCCTGGTTCTGTCTGGTTGTCGAACTGTTCTTTACGAAACGGTGCTGTCTGTCTAACATATGGTCGTGCATCATTGATTGCATAGATAAATGGGAGTCCACCAATTGCTACATCATAATTGATGTCAGTGTTCTGCCAGATTGCACCGTCGGAAACGATACCAATATCAGTTGCGATGGCTCGCGTTGGACGACCTTCGGTAATATCACGACCAGCCACTTAGACTCCTTAAGGTTTGTCTTGCTCTATTTGCTTCTTTAATGTTTGCCAACTCCAGTAGAGACCGTAGTAATCTACGTCTAACGAGAATCGTTTCATATGTCGTACTAGCGCACCTGTGTGTGCGTAAAGTGGAACACCTGCTTCTTTAAGTTTGCGGAAGAAAACAATGTCTTCTCCTACATACTCATCTCCAATACCTTCTTGCTCTGCAAACATAGACTGATTTGGAAACTTAGCACGTAGTGCTGGTACCACAGACTTATGCATTAGAACAAAACCAAAGCCTGCTGAGTCAACTTTTATTACTTGATTCTCAGGCAGTGGATGTACGTGTTGGATTACGTGTTCACTAATATTGTGGAACAAAGCAGGGAATGGTTGGGCTAGTGTGCCTTCGTTCTGCTTAGAGATGAAGTAAGTGCCAGTTACAACTGGCTTACCAATCTTGTCTGCAGCGTCCCATACTTTAGCCAGCACGTGGATATCCATTACGATGTCCGAATCAACCCACAAAAGCCAATCAGTTTTAATCTGGTCTGCCCAGTAATCAAAGAGTACTTGGCGTTGTCTTCCAATTTGGTTACCTTGCACTCGCATACTGTGCGTAATCTCAATGCCGTTAGCAGGAGCCTGGAGGGCTATGGAAACCATACCCTCTGTGAACTTGCCATCAGTATTGCCATTGTCACACCAACCTAGTGCTACTGTTCCTTTATTTACTTTAGCCATAGTGTCCCCTATAGTAGATTAACTAGGGAGCGTGTTCGCCCCTGTGATAACTGTGTGTAGATTTGAGTTGTAGCCACACTTGTGTGGCGCATTAACTCCTTTACCGCAATCAAATCACCGCCTGATTTCTCAAGCATTGTAGTTGCAAAGTAATGTCGAAGGCTGTGAAAATGCTTAGCGTCTTTACCAAGGATGCGACGCATCTCATTGGCTGCTCTACTAGATAACTTATTAGGCGTTACCTGCCAAAGTCTTCCAAGGGTCTCATAAGACCTAATCATATCTGAGACGATAGGCGATACTGGGACTATCAGGTCTGTTCCACCTTTGCCCTGTACTCGTAGAGAGTACCCATCCTCGTGCTCTATCAGGTCTGAGCCTTTGATGTTGGCTACTTCCATAGCACGAAGTCCTGCTGTGCCACCTAGTACGAACCAGTTGCGTAGCGTTGGGTTCTTGGCTTCTGCCAGCAACTTCTGATACTCACCCTTGGTTACAGGCTTAGGCACACCGCGCCCTGGCTTGACCTGTGGCAGTTGTTCAGCGGGGTTGTTACCATCTACTAACCCCATCTTGTTGAGGGACTTGTAGATGCTTCTGAGCCTTGCTACATAGGTAGCCTTGGTAGATTGCTTAGTAGCCTGGAGTATCACCCGCTCTAAATCCTCGTAAGAGGCTAGAGCAGGGTGAACACCCAAGCGTCTAATAATCTGCATATCCTGCTTAAACAATTGCTCAGAGAACCCTGAGGTTCTATAACGATTGTGTAACTGTTCTGCTATCTGTTCTATAGGTATAAGTTCCATACCCATAGCCTAGCACACTACGACAGGTTCGGTGTGGATTGTTCCGCTTGCCTGCGGTCGTATTCAGCCTTAGTCATTGAGGTAAATGACCCGTCTGGATGTTGAATAACCGCGTACTCTGTTCCGTCTGAATCAATAACAATTTTTAGAACCGATGTGTCCACCAGTTGATTTTGTTTGTCCGAGTGAGGCTCGATTAGTTGTCTGACCACCAGCGGTGTTAAAAGTTACACGCCCACCATTAGTGCCAAAAACAATACCTGTAACACTTGTTACATCTAGTGTGTAACTGGTCATATCAGTCACAGTCAAAGTTGCAGAATCCACAGAAGTAGGTGCAACGCGCATTGGAACAGGATTGTTAATGAAAATAATGCCTCTGTTTGCATCCTCTGTTGTTCCACTACCTAAAGCAATAGTGCCTGTTGCTGTTGTTCTCCAATAGTAACGCTGGCAAGCGGCTAATTCTCCTTGGAGTGTTCCCGTTGCAGTTTGGAAAGCGGTAGCGACTGAACCTGCTTCAAGTTGTACGCCCCAGATGTCAAAGGTATTTGACTGTAATCCTAATGTGCCATTAAGTGAGTTGTAATCTGAACCAGATGAGAACCAAAAACGAACACCTAAAAGTGAACTTGTTCCAATAGTTTTACCGCTTATAGATGCGAGTGCAATAGTTGCAGAATAACGCGCCCAAGATGTTGTAATTGCCACCTTGGTACCGCCATTAGAAACTGTGCTTGAACCGCCTGAACCAAACTCTTGGAAAAGGTCTAATCCGATTGATGGTGTTCCAGATGTTGCCTTTGCATAAAAGGATAAAGTAACTGTCTGACCTGCAAAAGTGCGAACATCCTCAACAGGTTGTTGCATTACAACAAGGCTTGATGTTCCTGTACCACCGACAACAATGTTACGGACAAAGTAGGTTGCTTCATAACCTGCGACTGGTGCTGTTCCTGGAGTGAAAGATTGTCTTTCCATTGTCTGTGTTGTGCCAGTGCCAGTAAAACCTGTTTTAAATCTGTCGCAAATATATGCGGCGTTTGTTGATGTAGTCGTACCGCGTTGCCAAATATCAAATGCACCGTTGATGATTTTGTTCTTACCTGCTGCAAAATTGCTTTGATAACGCAAGCCTGTCGATGTGGAACTATCTGCTACAATTTGCTCCCCATCGTTTCCGACAGGCACCCTAGCCTGGGTAGTGGAGTAACCGAATAGGTCACCCTTTGCTGTTAACGGCGAGTTAGCCGTTGTTGGAACTCTACCTGTAGCCATTAGTTGCCTCCCAATCCAAGCGCCTTTAGATCATCAGTTGTTAAACCAAGTGCTGCAAGTTTTGCTTCGGCTGCTTCTTTGGCTGCTTCGGCTTTTGCTTCTTTTGTTTTTATTTCAAGTTGAGCATTAGCCCATTTTTCAATAGTAAGTTCATACTCTTCTTGACTAAGATTTGTATAACCATTTTTTTCGTCACCAATTCTTAATATTGGATGCTCTGCTTTAAGACTTTCAATAATTTCATTTTTTGTCATTATGCTGCTGCCAATCCATAAATAGCCACTGTACCTGTAATGTTTCCACTTGCTCCACTTAAAATAAATCCTGTGTAGTTGCGTGCTGTATCAGTTGAACCAGCCATAGTCCAACTTCCTATGTCACCCGAATAACCTGTTCCCATACCATAAATTAGTGGATAAACAGATGAACCAGTTCCTACACGATAAACATCAAAACTTATTGCGTTTGACGCAGTATTTCCAATATTCAAAGTGCTGTATTGTGAAGCATTTGACATTGTAGTTGTTGTTAATACACCAGCATTAAAAGTAATTTTTGTTGTTGCGCCATAATAACTTGATGATTGTGTTGTGGGACCAGCATAACGCCATTGCCAATAAAGCATAACTGGTGGAGCAACGCTGGAAGAAATATCTTCAACTACTACCCTATATGCTTTATATGTTGATGTAAATACATCATCAAAAGTTGTTGATGTTGTTGCTACGCTTGAAAAAGCAGAACGCTTTATTAAAACAAAACCATTTGTATCCGCAGCAGCAGCCCACTTTAACCCAGTGCTTGCTGTTGAGTCGGCGGTAAGAACCTGCCCATTGGTACCAACTGCTAGGCGGGCTGGAGTATCGTTGGCGGTAGCCGTCAGTAAGTCTGCCTTAGCGTCAAAGATGGTCGGTTGAATACCACCTTCAACCGAAGGTATGCGTCCAACTGTCATTTATGATAACTCGCTTCCGAAAGCATTGAATGAGAATGTTGCTGCTGAGGCATAGACTGTGACCACATCTGTAGCAGCAAGGGTGATGCCAAGGGTTAGTGTGTCAGTGGCATTGCCAGGAAGTGACACGTCATAGGCTACATAGTGCTGTGCTGCCAGGGTTGCTCCTACTGGGCGTACCGCTACGCGGTAGGTACCTGCAGTTGCTGTCTGGTTAGCAATGGTGATTGTAGATACAATCGCCTGTGTTGCCGATGGCACTGTGTATAGTGTTGTTGCCGTGGTAGCAGACGGGTTAGACTGCCCTAGCACCTTGTATGTTGTTGGCATTATTATTTCTCCTTAGTTACATTCCACCGAGCATAAACACGGTTGGTGTGGGGTCAGTTGTTATTGCAGCCCAACTTGCAGTTGTGCCGTCAGTTGTTAAGTATTCTCCAGCATTACCAGTCTGGCTAGGTAGAGCATCAATTGCTGCCCAAGCAAGACCTGTTGCTGTTGCTGAGTTTACAGTAAGTGCATAACCATTAGTTGCTGCAACTGTTAGTTGGTCAAATGAACCTGCGCCAGTTCCTGCTAGTAAATCTCCCTTGGCATCAAATGAGCCAGAGAGTACTGCAGCAGCCGAGGCTGCACTTGTAGCAGCGCTGGCTGCGGATGTTGCTGCTGCGGTTGCTGATGTAGCAGCACTTGTTGCTGATGTGGCTGCAGCCGTTGCAGAGTTAGAAGCAGATGTAGCACTTGTTGCTGCAGCGGTTGCGCTAGCAGCAGCAGCACTTGTAGATGCCGCTGCAGATGCAGCAGATGTCGCAGCAGCAGTAGCACTGGCTGCAGCGTTAGCCTCTGATGTAGCAGCAGAACTTGCATACCCTGCAATTGTTGCTACTGAGTTAGCAGCAGTGGTTGCACTTGCTGCAGCAGATGTGGCTGATGTAGCCGCTGCTGTGGCAGATGCCGCTGCACTCGTTGCCGAGGTTGCGGCTGCAGTTGCACTAGCGGCTGCACTTGTTGCGCTTGTAGCAGCAGCAGTTGCGCTGCTTGCTGCGGCAGTCGCAGAAGATTGAGCAGCGGTTACACTTGCTGCCATAGTTGATGCAGAAGTTGCTGCACTAGCAGCGGATGTCGCTGCTGCAGTTTGAGAAGCACTTGCTGAGTTAGCAGAGGTTAATGCAGAAGATGCTGATGTTGCTGCTGAGGCAGCAGATGTGGCAGCACTTGCAGCGCTTGTCGCTGCTGCTGCTACCTGAGCATCTGCAAAGTCTTTGCGTACTGCATCACTTGCATCTGTTGGTGTAGCAAGATTCGTAATCTTGAACCCACCAGCATTAAGGGCATCGCCCATAGTCTTGTTAGTAAGAGTCTGTGCTGCGGTAGCAATTACTACTGTACCTGTTGTGTTAGGCATAGTAATTGTGTTGTCTTGAGTTGGGTCTACTACTGTAAGCGTAGTCTCAAAGGCATCTGGTGTTGCACCTTCAAAGACAATGCTTGCATCTACATTGGTGCCCGAAATGGTAGGGTTAGTAATAGTAGGGCTTGTAAGTGTCTTATTAGTAAGAGTCTGAGTCTTGAGTGTACCTACAACGTCGCCTTCACCTGCTGCAATACCGTGCATTGCGTGAGCGCCAGTACCATCGTTGTATCCACCAGTTGCTTCGATGTGAAGGTTGGCTTCGCGGAAGTCACGACCAATTGCCATATGTCGAACAGCAGCACCAGCAGAGTGAGCCTGTCCAGTGCCAGCATTTTCAACACCACGGGTAATTGTTAATACGTTAGTACTAACAATCGTGACATCTACAATTTCTTCAAGCGCTGTATCTGGGTCAATGACAACAGTAAATGTTGTACCTGCGGGGACTGTTGCTCCACCAAGTAACGCTGAGCCAGAGACTACAGTACAGGTTGTGGCTGCATCTGTAAGGTTGGCTGCTAGCGTTGTTTGCTGGGAGCGTGAGGAATATTTTCTTGTTGTCATTTATCTACCTATCGGCTGTAGTGAACGCGGATTGGATACTGGGCTTGTTGTCTTGCTGTTTCTTCGTTTAAACGCTGTACGTAAAGTGCGTAGAGTTGCTTCGTTGCACTCTGTGATGCACCGAATGGACGCTTACTGTCTGTCTCGTCAGCCTGTGGGCTAACCTGAGACGCACGTGCTGGGTCTAAATATGTGAGTAGGCGATATGAAGCACCTAGGATTGCAACATCTCGTGCTGAGTTAGGTAATCCTGTCTGGGTTGCAAAGTCTTGTGAATTGCTAGTAAATGGTTCAGGGTCAGTTGCATATACAACCTTGACCGTACGACCTGGTTGAACAAAGTCACCAATTGTTACGGTCTGTGCTCCAGCACCAAATGCTGCAGTTGAAGCCAATGAATCCCAAGACCAACGACGGATTGGGAACCACTCTTCTGAAGGTCCAATGTCTTGCCACATAATGGTCATAATGTTGTGGATGTTTAGGTTATTAAATGCGTATGTAGTCTGTGCTGCATTGAAAACAAATGATGTTGTCTTAACTGCAAAGATAGTAGCGCCAAAGGCTGCAATAGTATCGTTGATTGCTTTCTTAATTACATAGCGTGGGAATGTAGGTGTGATAGTAACCTTAGTTCCAGCAGTGTGTGCAGCAACATCTGTACCTAAGTAGCCACGACCATAAGGAGGAATGGTGGCTGTGTTAGATACGCGGTCAAATGAATCTAGCCAAAACAGTTCTTCATCAATCTCAATAGCACCCTTACCAATATTATCGGTAGATGCTAATTGCAAGATGATTGGGCTAGCAATGGTAGATGCTGTAGCAGCAACATCTTGAGTAATATAGGTTGCTCTATCCTGCTGGTATGTATAACCTGCAAGGTTGATAAGTACTTCATCAATCATACTTGATAACGTTGGCATTAATTTATAGTCCTTAATGCGTCAACCGCAGATAGTCCAGTAGTAGATGCTAGTTCATTACAAATAGCATTGAGGTTTTTAAAGTCATTAGGTTGACGAGATGCACTTGCTTTGTAGTTCAGTGCTCCAATTAAACCTTTACCAACAGTTCCAGCCCAAGCGTTAGCGGCTCCTTGTTCTGCAATGAATGCAGT